GAGAGCGGGGATTCTTGGCGAGCGACTGTGGCGTCGATTTGAGGAAGCCAGGGCCGACGCCATCGCGCAGGCGGTGCAGAAGGAACGAGAGGATTGGCAGGAGCAATATCAACAGATGGCCCAGGCAGTGCGGGAGCGGGATGAGGAGATCAGGCGGCTCAGAGAGCTAGTTGCGGACCTCAACCATGACTAACGCGCGGCGGTGGTTCATACAATGGCTCACAAGATGGAGAATCTGGTGCCAAGGAGAGCGGTGCGATGGGCGCTGACGCGCGGCGGCCATGTACGCGAGAAAGCAATCTCGATTGTCTGACTCACGATGGCGGCCTGACACACTGCGATCAAGGCGTGGCCGACGCCGTCGCCCAGGCGGTCGCCAACGTCCAACACGTCTGCACGAAGTGCGGCTACATCGCGGTTACGCACTCGGTGACGACGGAGCAGATCGTGGCCAAGGCGGTGCGGGAGCGGGATGAGCGAGATGGTCCCCTTCTGTCCTGTCCGTGGTGTCAGGCAGATCAGACAGGGAAAATCATTGAGGCTCAACTGAGCCACTTGATCGAATGCGGCGACCGTCAGCGAGCCCGGCAAGCCGAGGAGATCGCCCGCCTCAAGGAGCAGATCGCTCATTGGAAGCGTCTGCTGAAAGCGCCATGATCGACGACCTCTTCTGCGAAGATCACCTGCTTCAGCACAGCCATCCGGGCGGCTGCGTAATCTGCCAACTCGGACGGCACGTTGAGGAGATCGCCCGCCTCAAGTTAGAGTTGGCCAAGACCGCAGACTTGCGCGAAGCCTGGCTTGAGGCGCAGAAGAGTACCGAGATCGCCCGCCTCACCACCGCGCTGGCCCAGGCGCGGGCGGCACTAGAGCGTCTCGCAAACGCTTGCGGTTGGCATCCTGATTGGGTTCGAGAGGCCCTCACGCCCCCGCCCGCCGAGGAGGGAGAGGAGAATGCGTAAACAGGCGCTGACGCCCAAGACCGCGCGCACCTTCGCCGAAATCTGCAAGCTCAAGCGGGACAACGTGGACATGCCCGAGGGCTGGGCGATGCTTGATGAGGGCGGTGTCATCATCACCAACCAGAAGAGTGGCGAGCCGGTGACTGGGCGGGTGCATGTATCGCACCGAAGCCTCCAGAAGATCATCCGCTGGTACGAGACTGGGGTGGTCTAACACACCTGAGTCGTCCCCCACACCTGAGGATTCGGACCCCCCTTCTTCATCGGAAGAACCGTGATCCGCTGGGGGCTCTCATCCGTGACCTCGGGCCACGAGACCATGATCCGCTCGTGTTCACTCTCAGAGCGAGACTTGATGCCGGTCACGGTGGCTTGCCGTGGCGCGTGCTGGGGGACCTCTTGCTTCCCTACCGCAATCGCCGAGTCCACGCCCGCGAGGATGTCCGTGCTCCCCGAGGCCCGATGCCGCTCCTCTCGCACGTTCTCCGCGGGAGGCTTGTTCATGTGGTGGAGCACGATCACGGTCCGGTTCCCCCGGTCCCAGATCGGCTCGATGGAGCGCCAGAAGGCCGACACGTCCTGAGCCCGGTTCTCGTCCCCGAGCATGATCCGTCTAAACGAGTCAATGAAGATGACATCGGCGGGGAAGTCCTTCAAGTGTTGTCTCAGGGTCATCACCCGTCCACGGTCGAGCCCGGCCCCGTCGAAGCTATGGGAGGCGATCAGGAGTTCCTCGGACCCGTCCAGGCCGATCCCGAGCCCGAGCCGCTTCATCCGTCTCCGGGTCTCCTGCTCCGACATCTCCTCATCGAGGAAGAGCACTCGTCGCTTGTTTGGTACTTGGAAGGCCCCCATCCAGGGCTTCCCCGCGGCCAGGGACAAGGCCATCGAGTGAGCGAGGTAGGACTTCCCCGCCCCGAACTCCCCGTAGATCATGGCCCGATCCCCTCGTGTGATCCACCCCTCAACCTCCCACTCTATCGGTGCTATCGGTTCCTCCATGATCCTCCCGATGGGGAGGAGATTCTTGAGAGCCAAAGTCGAGCCTCCCTTCCTTGACCTCGTTTACCGAACGGGCCAGACTCTGAGGTTCCGCATCCTCCCAATATTTCAAGGCTCGCAGCCCAAGGAGGACGACTTGCTGCTGGCTCAGGTGGTGGCGGTCTCGGAAGTCTTGGAGGAATCGGTAGGCAGGTGTAGGAAGGGAAGGGATAACAAAATCAGACCAATAGACCATTTTCGTGCGCTGATGGCGGTTGACTTGGCTCATGAGTGGGGTTCTCCCCAAATGTGCCGCGGACATGAGCACGGCTTCAGCACCCTTACCCAAGGAACCTGGACGTGCAAACTGATATTCCTGGTCACTCGAATGAGCCACTGACTGCGACCTTCCAGCTTGATGATCTTCACGGCAACCTCCTGGGGGATGCCGGGCCGACTCTAGGCCCGGACTATACATCCTTGAGGGATTATATTACAGACATCCTGGAAACCCCCTCAGCCCCTCCCCCGTTCCTTGACAGGCGGCCTCTCCCTGAAGTTCCTCAGGATCGCCTTCACCGTCTCCCCCTGCCCGATCCGCTGGACCACCCCGAGGTCGAGCCCCTCCTTCAGCATGAGGTGTAGGAGCCTGAGCGCCACCACAACGATCTCTAGCTGGTCCGCCATCTCCTTGGGCGTCCCATCAGGCAAGGTCGCGCCTGGGGCCGGGCCTAGGGCGGCTCGTGCCTCCTGGAGGGCGGCGTAGTCCCCCTTTGGTAAGGGGGGTAGGTGGAAAGAAAGGGGTCTGGGCATCTCACTCAGGGAACGCCGGGCTCCCTCCCCACGTTCCTAGCACAGGAGGACCCACCGTTGAAGATATACATATCCGCCAGTTTCGTGGCTCAGAAACGCCTCCGACCCATTCGTGACGCTCTCTGGGCCATGGGGCACGTGGTCACCTCCTCCTGGCTGGACGAGACCGAGATGCCCGCGGGGATGTCCCGGGAAGCCTTCATGCGAAAGCTGGGGGTCAAGGACGTGGCGGAAATCCACGACGCGGACCTCCTCATCAACGATCTGGCCGAGCCCTCCACCTCGGGGGGCCGGGACATCGAACTCGGGGTGGCCATCGGTCGCCATCAGCGGTGCCAAGTCTGGATCGTAGGGACCCCTCGCTCCCCCTTCCACTTCCTCGCAGATCGGGAGTTCTCGAACTGGGATGAGGCTCTCACGGCAGCCAAGGAACTGATCCACTCGCAAGCCAAGGAGGCCAAGGAATGAGAATGGCTCACCTCTTCACCAAGCCCGTCCACACCCCCGAGTTCGCCACCCACCACGAGATTCACCTTCGGGAGGAGGAGGCGATGGCTCTCACCCGGGAACTCATCGAACTACTCGGGTTCCGCACGAACGACGACCTTCCCTATCTCACCGGGAGGTTCCCCACGCTCACCAAGATCATGGACCTCTTGGGTGACCGCAACAGCCGCGGTCCCAAGCGCGAGGTCGAGCCGATTACCCTCTACTCCTACCCGACCAAGCGGCAGCGGGAGGAGGCACAAGACCGGAAGGCTTTCTTCAAGGAGACCTCCTACTGATGCGGACCGAGGACTACGAGAAGTTCGTGGAGTCGGTGGATATGTACACCCAGGATCGTGGGGACGCCCCCTACGCCCTCGGGCTCGCCGGAGAGGCGGGCGAGGTGGCCGACATGGTGAAGAAGGCCCTCCGCGAGAAGGGCTTCGCCAAGCCCATCGTGGGGGACCGGGAACACCAGTTCATCCTCGAACTCGGGGACGTGCTCTGGTATCTCACCCGGCTGGCGGCCCGGCACGGTCACACGCTCTCTCAGGTGATGGACCTCAACGTGGACAAGCTGGTGACCCGCTATCAGCGGACCCCTGAAGGGAGGGCACTCCTGGCGGGGAAGCTGATCGAGGAGATGACCTCGTGATTGACAAGTTCAAGTTCACCATCAAGGACTCTGGGGAGCGCGAGCAGTTCTCCACCGGCATGAATCGGGACGTGGAGACGGGGAAGATCGACTACACCCTGATCTACGACGGTCCCATGCTGAAACGCTGGGCCGAGCATCTGACCAAGGGGGCTATCAAGTACAAGCCCCGAAACTGGCTTCTGGCAGCCACCCAGGAAGAACTGGACCGCTACCGGCGTTCCTTGGGTAGGCACTACCATCAGTACATGAACGGGGAAGTAGACGAGGACCATGCGGCGGCCATCTTCTTCAACGTGAACGGCATCGAGTACGTGAAAGAGAGGCTCGCCAATGTCCACAGTCCCGTGCCCCCACTGCAATAAGGAGAAGGATTCCACTGGCGGCTTCCTCTCGTCCCGAGTGTTCTTCGTCGAGGGGAAGCGTCAGGTCGAGGTGTACTGCTGGAAATGTGGTCACTCGGAGCCCGTGCGGTGAAGAAGATTTTCCGGTGTATCTGCTGCAATTATCCAACTCTTTACCTTCGGGCAGACGGAGAGCGGTGTGCGTGGTGTCGAGACCATCATGCTTGGGGCGAGACGTGCGCGACTGAGTGGACAAGACTGACTGGGGAGCCCATGCGATGAACAACCCCTTCATGTTTCTGCTGGCTGTGATAGAACTCGGGGCGAGCGGCTGGGCCATCTGGCACGGGAACGTGAGCCTGGGGGTCATGTACTTCTCGTGGGCCGTCTCCAGCGTCGTCCTCGGGAGGATGGGATGAGCGACGAACCCCGCATCTACGCCCCGACTCGGATGAAGAACTGGGTCCGCTGCCCGCTCTACGCCTCCCTGTTGAAACAGGTCGAACCCGTGAAGGACTGGACGCCCAACCTCCTCCTGGGGCGGGCTATGGACGCCGGGCTGACCTTCTACTACGTGCAAACAGCCAACCTGGGCTCAGGACCCTCCTACCCGGGGGACCGTGAAGCTGAGGGGCTCCGGCTGGCCCTGGAGACCCTCCGCGAGGGCTACGAGGACAACGAACTCTGGCCCATCGAGGGCCTGGAGAAGATCGTCCAGCGTGCCTACGCCGCGGCGCTCGGGGAAGCCGGGGTTCTCAGCGTGGGACCCATGATCGCGGTAGATGAGTCGCTGGGAGTTGGACGCCCTGACATCATCCAGAAGTCCCGCGACGGCTCTCACCTCATCGTGACCGACCGGAAATTCACTCTCAAGCTGGAGCAGCATTACCTCGCCAAGACCCTGGCCGAGTACGAGGTCGATGACCAGTTCTGGCACTATGCCTGGGAGGCCGAGCAACGGTGGGGCATCCCAGTCAAGTGGCTCCGGGTCCACCTTCTCGTCGGGACGCCGAAGGCCCGCTCGATTCTCCATCCCTGGCAAGTGAAGGACGGGACCATCGCCTTCTGGCTCAAGGGGGCCGAGCAGAACTGGAAAGACATGCAGGAGGAGGAAGAGGGGAAGCGAGAGATCGTCCCCAAGTTTGCCAACTGCATGGGCAAGTACGGGCGATGCCCCTTCCATGGGTACTGCCACGAGCCTCAGCAGCGTGAACTTTTCTATCGCCCCGTGGAACCTCGAACCCTCCCATCCGATTCCTAGAGTAGGAGGAAAGCGATCATGTGCATGTTGACCCACGACCGGGCGCTCCAAACCAAGAGGACGGTTTCCAAGGACAAGCCCATCCTGGCCTTCAAGCAATTTCACGTCAAGGTGGTGGAGGGGAAGGTGCGTTACACTCCCATCTCGTCGAACAACTATCCTGAGGGGGGATGGGTACGAAACATCCCCTACACAGCGCACTCGGTCCCGACCACCCGGAATACCTACGTCGGGTTCCACGCGATCAAGCGTCCGACGCTCAGGATGTTCCGTACTGAGCTCTGCGTCTGTCTCCCCGTGAAGTTGTGGGGGAGGATCGTGGAGCATCGGGGGACCACGCACAGGAGCTACCCGTATCGTCCGTTTTGCCCCGCGGGCTACCGGGCTCAGTTCATGGAGATTCTCTGATGCCCCTGGTCCCTCGTACCGCCTCCTCGGCCAAGGCCCCAGGCTCCTCCACCCTCATCTCCGGGGCTCCCCTGACCTTCAAGACCACTTCCTCCCTCTCCTGGCCACACGAGCCGGGGATGATCCACGTCTCGCTCCCGGGCGAGAAGGGCTGGGAGACGGTCCCGCTCAAGGACACGACACCCGAGATCACACCCGCGGGGGGCATCTACCAGCTTCTCTGGGAGGAGGCCGATGTCGAACGTACCTCTCCCCATGCTCTCCTCAAGCTGATCGACCAGGGCGTGAAGGATGCGGTCGCCGCGGCGCTGAAGAACTGGAAGGACTCTCGCCGCTGGACCCTCGTGCTGGAGGGGCTCCACAAGTTGTATGGCTGGCACTACAAGGCCCGGTTCCTCGACCTTCAGGCTGGCTCCGGCTACCAGAAGGACCCGGACGACGACAAGATTTCCGGGCGAGCCTATGCCATGGCCCACGACTCCTACCAGGGCTGGCTCCACGAGATCATGTCGCTCCCCATCCCCTACGTCCTGGGCACGATCTGGGAGGGCAAGACGAAGGACGACCCGGGGAATACGGCCAAGAATGCCCCCACGCATATCTTCCCCGATCTTCCCGGTGAGATGGCCAAGCGGATTGTGGGGGAGTTCACCATCGTCCTCTACTCCGAGGTGAGTATGCCGGACCCTCGGGGCCGCCAGCGTGGCAAGTGGACCGTGAAGCCTCAGGGCAAGATTTGGGGCGTAGGAGTCCATCTTCCCCCGGAGATCGCGGCCAAGGTCCCGGCGACCATCGAGCCCCCGCCGAACGAGTGGCGGGCCTGCCGGTTCTCTGACCTGGAGCCTCACCTGACGGAATTGCAGGCGGCTCTCAAGCGTTCCTAGTGTGTAAACGAAGTACCACCACCAACAGGAGGAAGCAATGAGCGACGAACTCAACATGGATGAGATGTGGGAAGGCGGAATCGACCAGGACGAACTGAAGAGAGGGGCCGCCGACCTTCTCCTGCCGGTGGCCACGTACACGACGGTCCCGGCGCTGACCCTCACCTTCAACGAAGAGCCCGGCAAGTTCGACGGGCGACCCGCTGGCTCCGTGGCCCGCTACTTCGGCCAGATCGAGCGCCACGCCAACGAGAAGGACGTGGAGAAGGGACTGGCGACCAAGGAGGGCGAGATCATCGGCCGGGGTGCCATCGGCTTCGGTATCTCCCCGCTCCGGGTCAACTCCAAGGACCGTGACGGCAAGGACACCGGGAGGCCGGATCGGGCGTTCCGCCTCTGGATGAACGCGGTCGCCGCGTACAAGATCGCCTATGGGGCCGAGCCCCAGGCGAAGAGTGACGTGCTCAACTTCGTGCGGGACTACCCCGTGCGAATCCGCGTGGGCCAGTACGGGGTCCCCACGGAGAACAACCCGGAGCCGGACATCGACCCGGGTAACAACGTCCTGGCCATCTCCGCGGTGAAGTAGCTTTCCGAGCCGGGTGACCGCCGCATCCGGTGTGTGCCCTCGGGGAGGGAAACCTCCTCGGGGGCCTCGGAATCTGGTCAGTTTCAAAAACCTCCCCCGGAGGAATTTCAATGTATAGGGTAGGGATCAAGGTAACTGGGATTCTCACGGGCGCTCCGACAGCCCTGTACGTGCTTGCGGAGATTGTGCTACATATTCTCCGCATTCCCCACTGGCACCCGTGATGGACACCCAGCGTCCTAGTGGAGCCTATCGACGGACCCACCCTGACGACCTGTCAGTTCGAGTGTCCCGAGTCCACCTCCAGCGTCTCGTGGAGGAGATCGTGAAGGTTCTCTCCGAGCATCCGCACGATCCGAGTCTAAACGGGTTGCGTGAGTGCCTAGACCCCGTAGAAATCGCTGCCTTCCCGGAACTTCGCTCCCGCGCCCCTCGTTCCTAGTGTGAGAGAAACGAAAGGAGGCCCCAACATGGAGCCCAGAGAGTTCACCTTCGGAGACGAGACGGAAGATGAGACCCGCACGAAACAGGAGCGTGGCATTCGGACCATCGTGCGCTCCCTGTTCGGTGCCCACACCGGGTCCGCGATCAACGGGGTCAAGCGGCTAGACCCTCGGTCGTTCATCGACGAGGCCCGAGTCATGTTCCTGGAGCGGGCTCGCCGGTCGGGCCTCAATCCCCACGAGGCGCTCCACGCCTGGGTGGATGGTGTGGACGTGGAGGCTGCGGCCACCGGACTGGTCCTCAGTGAGGACTACTGCCGGTACGAGATCGCCGACCGTCTGGGCATCACGGTCGAGGAACTGGACCGGCAGCGGGAGCAGTCCCGCGGGCAGGCGGCTCAGAGCATCTTGAACGGCATCACGAAGATGCTGCGGGGGTCTCAGAAGCCCGAGACCTTGAACTAGCCTCGTGCTTCCCAAGCCTGACACATGCCGGGGCTGTCCCTTTTACGGGGATGGCCTCGGCTTCTGTCCCGATGAGCGCCACCCCGGGTCCGAGGTCGAGGTCATGGGCCAGAATCCGGGCGCAAACGAGGTCAAGGGGATGAAGCTGATCCAACGCTACCCCGAGCGGTGGGAGTCTCACCGCCCCGCCCCGTTCCTCGGCAAGACTGGGTACGCAATGGAGCACGACTTCTTCCCGGTCGCGGGGCTGGAGCGTGGGAAGGTGGACCTGACGAACTCGGTGCGTTGTCGTCTAAACGACCAGGACTCACTCCCGGACGTGGCGATTCCTCGGATGCGTGAGGCCATCGAGCACTGCCGGGTCCACGATCAGCGCCCGGCCAACATCAAACTCATCGTTGCGGAGGGGGAACATGCCCTATACGCCACTACAGGAGAGGATGGGACGGATTCTCCCGGCTTTAAGATCAGTCGTGGAATCTCGGGCTGGCGAGGATGGCTACTGCCTCACAATCCACCTCCACTTCCGAAACGGGTCTTTAATCAAATTTACGAACCATCAAGGGGAGAATTGTCCGTGCTCCCCACCTACCATGTTGCGTACCTCTTCCGTAACCCGTGGGAAAAGCCGAACGCCCGCGCCGACTGGCACAAGGTCCAGCGCATCCTCCGCGGGACGTGGCCCGAGTCCTTCCCGCACGTCGAACGGATCGCGCCGACCGTCTGGCCGGGGCTCTCAGCCTACGACACGGAGTTCTACCAGACGGACGAAGAGTACGCAGCCCCGACGCGCCTCATTCGATGGTCACTCGCAACACGGTCCCCAGTCGGGGTGCCCCGTGTGTGGGTAGTCGAGGCAGGCTACCAGGACTTCATCAAGACCCCGCCATCGCCACGGGTCTACTTCTGGAACGTGGAGGCCGACATCGACCACCTGAAAGACCTTCTCGGTCAGGAGGTAAAGATCGACATTGAAGATGCGATGTTCATTCACGCGATTCTTTGGCCTGATCTCGGCCATAAACTCGACGAGGCTGGAAGCGTCTACGCCCGAACAAACCGCTGGAAGCATCTCGTGCATTCCAACCCTACGATCTACGCTGGGGGTGATGCTCTCGGTACGCTCGACGTGGCACTCTCGCTCACGCGAGAACTAGAGCGGGACCCGCGGTCGAAGTGGGTGTACGAGCACCTCACGCTCCCGCTCGTACCCATCATCAACAAGGGGCACAAGATTGGGAGTCGGGTCCACCAGGGGCGCGTGCTCCAGGCTCTCGGGGAACTCGACGTGATCCAGGCGAGTCTCACGGAGCAAGCGCGGGCCTACACGGGCTACCCCATCAACCTGGGCTCCTCCGATCAGGTGGCTCAGTGGCTCTACGACGTGGAGCAGGTACATTTGAATCCTGTGACGGGTCGTAGCAGAATCCGCCGCGGGAAATACTGATGCCCAAGCCCAAGCGTTCTGCCCGCTCCGTAGATTCGGACGTGCTCCGGCAGTTGAAGGACCTGGGAGCCGAGTCCGTCTTGCTCGATCTCCGTCTGGAGTACATGGAGCTAGAGGGCATCGCCCGCTACCTCCGCAAGCTGGTGGGGCGCGAGCGAGTCCATCCGCACATGCTCCCGACCCAAGCCTCTGGACGCTGGAGCACCACGAGTCCCCCGCTCGTCAACTTTCCGGCCCACGCGGAGGACGACTGTGACCGCTGCCAAGACCTCAAGGCTCGGGGAGAGCCGCTCCCTCACTGGTGCCCGCGAGCGGTGCGGGAGGTGATCCTGCCTGACGAGGGATGGTACTTCGTCCACTATGACTTGAATGCTATCGAGGGCCGATTCGGTGCCGCCGATGCCCACGATGAGGAGGAGCTAGATGCCTACCGGAAGAACGAAGATGTCCACACAGTTCTCGGAGCCGCCCCTATGTTTGGGATGCCTGCTCCACCGATCCGCACGAAGGGGCTCCACACGGCGAGCGATCCCGCTTCAGTGGCATGGCGTGAGGCTTGGATTCCCCCATGGAGCGGATCGGAAGATCGTCGCCGACATCTTGCTAAGACTCTCAAGTACGCTACCCTCTACGGGAAGGACCACCGGGGGGCCGCGACGGCGAAGGGGGTAGAGAAGCTGAGGCTCACGAAGGCTGAGGTCGAGCGGTTCGCCAAGGTGTATCTGAAGGTCCGGTCCGTCCTCACCGCCCACAAGGCTCGACGCTTCGAGGAATACGCCCGGACCAACGTGAGCTACACGTTTCGGGGGCGGCGTCGTCGGCTCTTCGGGGATGCCTGGACCCGGGCCAAGGAAGGGTGGTCCCATCGGTTGCAGGGAGCGGTCCCTGACATCATGAACGACTACATCATCCAGGTGGCTAACGCCTTCCCCGAGGGCTACATCGTCTTGAACTCCCACGACGGGCTCACCTGGGCCATGCCGGGGACCCGGGAGCAGGCCCTCCAGACCGTGCAAACGATGAAGAGGATTGTGGAGCGAGACTGGGATTACGAGGGGGTTTCCCTCCCCGTAGCGGCCGACTGGGAGATAATCTACCCGGACGGAACGAAAGAGAAGGTCAAGTAGTTCCTAAGACAGGAGGTAACACACCCATGAAGAGTTTCGTGATGGCCTTGGTGATGGTGCTCGGTCTGGCAGGAGGGGGGTTCGCCGCGGACCTCGTGAGCGGGGTCTGCGAGCCCGAGATGGCTGGTCCCCGAGCGGGCCAGTGCCGGTCCTTCGGCTGGCAGGAGCGGGAGCGTATGACCGCTTCATCCTACGACTACTCCCAGTTCCAGGGGGCGGGTGGGGATTCGGCGGCCGGTGCCGATGCGTCGGCGGCTGATGCCGCGGCGGCCGAGGCTGCTGCTGATGCGGCGGCTGCGGCTGCGGATTCCGACCAGTAGGACCATTCTCGTGATCTCATCGGGGGACATCCGACAACTGGCAGGATTGCTAGAAGGGGAAGGGACGTTTCGCCTTGTCAAACGTGCCGGGCGACCACGCCTTCCCATGATTGCAGTCAACATGACAGATGAGGATGTCATCCGGTGGGCCGCGAGGCTGCTAGGTGGGAGAGTTAGTTTGTGCAAGAAGAAGCGACTTCCCCACCACAAACAGCAATATCTGACTTCCGTATCTGGTTCCAAAGCTGTAGGGTGGATGATGACGTTGTACATGTTTCTGGGAACGCGCCGTCGCGCGAGGATTCGAGAGGTCCTGGACTACTGGAAACATTCGGGCCGTCCGGGTCCTGGACAACTTTCAAACATCTGGAGCCGGGTATGAAGAATCCCTGGTTTTCAGTGTTAGGGGTACATCGTGGGCAGAGCAAGTCGGCTTCTCAGGGTGTTGGTTCACCCCAGCCTGGAGAGTCTCGAATCCATCCAGGCACTCCGCGACAAGGGACACGAGGTCGTGACTGGCGCGACGTGTCGTACTTCCCAGTTACTCCCCGGGGAGAGCGATACTTCCCTGTGGGAGTACGATCTGATTCTGGGACCGAACTGCTGGCGGATGGACCCGACGCTGGCGAAGCACGTGGACCTCGCAGTGAGGAGTTCGAGGCTGGAGAAGTACGGGTCCCCCTCGAAAACGGGTGGAAGGTCAAGCCCCAGCAAACGAAGTTCCCCAAAGGGAGAGAGCGATGAAAGTCCTACGCCTTCTTCGTAGCCTGACGTTCCTGGATTGGATGGTGGTCGCGGCGTTCGTGGTGATCTTGCTCGCCCTCGCGACCGGGAGTGCCTTCGCGCTGGGACCTCACTCTCACTGGGTCCTGCTCATCGAGCAGGAGGATGGGTCTGGTCAGGCTGGGACCTTCAACGATGAAGCAGCCTGCAAGACCGCGGCAGCCTATGTGGATGCCGAACTCTCTCAGATCACACTGAGATCGGAGTGCATCGAGATTCCGCTCGGCGTCAAGATCGAGCGCGAACTGGAAGGGGAGAAGTCATGAGCCTACACACACTGTTCGAGAAGATGGGCTGGAGCGCGACGAAGAAGAAGAAGAGGAAGGGCACGCTGGTCCGTCTCCAGGACGGCAAGCGTCACCGTGTTGACGAGAACGGGAACATCATCGGCGTGTACGCCAAGCGCCGCCACGACCGGGAACTTCGTAGGATCGCGAAGGGTGCCCCTCAGGTGAACACGGAGCGGGACCCCGCATCATGACCCTCGGTGAGTTCGCGGAAGCGGCAGCCCAATACTGCCTGATGATGGATGGCTCCGTCACCTCATGGGGCCGCACCACCAAGCGGAACACGGCTGTCGGAGGGGCGAAAATGTCTGGGCATCGCTTCTTCCGCGGGCTCGACGTGGTGTACGATGACCCCACGATGTTGCAAGCTGACCACCCCACCTACCCGGACGGTGTACGTATCATCATCGCCCGTCGTCTCGGGCTCAAGTTGATCCCCGAGCGAGACCACGATCATCTTCAGCCACTCGACTGGGAGGCCGGTTAACCATGCGGACCGTCCGTATCTCACTTCCGACTCCGACTTCTGAAGTCTCCCTCGCCCCGCTGGGAGACATGCAGTGGGCCGGGGACCGAAACGACCTCGCCTATGACCATCTGGAGGAGCACATTGCCTACGTGCTCGAACAGCCCGGTCCACTGCTCGTGGGGATGGGGGACTACATCGACTTCGCCTCCCCGTCTAACCGGGAGGCTCTCCGAGAAGCCCGGCTCTACGACACAGCCCGCAAGGTGATCGCTGACGCGACCACGACTCTCGTGGACGATCTCTTCACCCGACTCCTGGCTCCGACCTACGGGAAGTGGGCCGGGCTCCTCAAGGGGCATCACCACCACCCGGCCCGGACCGGCACTCGGTTGAACGCAGACGGGATCGAGCAGGACATCTACGAGGATTCCGATGTCTACCTCTCCCGGAAGCTGGGAGCCCGCTACCTGGACGAACTCGCCATCATCAAGCTGCGCTGGCCGAACGCGGCGCGGGGTGAGACCCATGGTGTAAACGTCCTCGCCTTTCACGGGAGCGGGAACTCGGTATTCCCGTGGGGTCCTCTCAACAAGCTGTACCGCATCTCTCCCAACTTCAACGCGGACATCCTCCTCATGGGGCACCAGACGAAGAAGGCCGTGGGGGAGTACGACTGGATCGACCCCGTAGACGACGACGTGCATGGAGATCGGCTGGATCACCGGACCCGACACCTCGTCGGGACGGGAGGCTGGGGCCGGGGGTACGTCGAGGGGCGGGAAACCTACGTCTCTCGGGACGCACTCAACCCGGTGGCCCTTGGGCAGCCGATCATCCACATTCGCCCGCGGTATCGGGTCACGACCTCGACAGGAGCCCACGTGTGGGAGCCCCGGATCACCGTCGAGAGCTAGAGGAGAAGCATCGAAGGGCTCGGAGGAGACTACGCCGCCTGTTGGGCTTGTGCGTGGATTGCTTGGAGCCTACTGGCGGTCCGACCCGCTGCCCGACGCACGCGGAGCAGCATCGAGTGACGGAGCAGCGAGCGAGGGATCGTGAAGTACAGGCTCGGGGCTACAAGTACGTGAGAATCCCCATAGGAGAGTGACACATGGAACCAACCCTACCCGGCACTTTCTATATCCTGGGCTCCCTGTGTTTCATCGTGGGGACTGTCCTGGGATGGATGAGGTAAGCTATGGCCCATGAAAGTCAGGCACGTGCTCGTGTTTGGTCTTTTGTTCTGGGCTTTGGACTGGTCCTTCTCGCGACCGCCTGCTCGTGGTTCGGGCTCCCTGAGCGAGAGGACCCCGAAGCCCTCGCTTGGAAAGTGGCCACCATACAACAGCGGGTCCTACTCCCTCGGGCTCAGGCTCCAGTGTCCCAAATGTGGAAGATGGTTCCGATGAGCGGAGGCCCGGCCGTTTACACGGCTTGTGTCGAGGGGGACCGGCTCTTCGCCATGAACAAGCAAGCGTGGCGGGGGACGGATGGACTCTGGCCGGACGTGGCCCTCGCGGTGAGCCCTGGAGCGTGCCGTGCCCGCCGTCACTAGTTCATCCTGGCTACACTGTCGCTGGTGCCAGGGAGGACTCTCTATCTACTTTCCACCCCCGCCTGCCGGATGGGCCTACGAGATGGACATGGGATATGTTCGACAGTCTCCCGGTTTCCTCGTCTGCAAATGCTGTGACCGAACCCACTGGCGTTGGGAGCCTCCCTGCCCGCATCGTGCGCTCCCTCCTCGCGTGGTAAGATAGGCCCATGGTCAACAGACTCCAGCGGGATCAGATCGTGATAGCGGCTCTGGATGCGGTGGACTCCCCCTCGCTCGACGTGAAGGAGCGGCCCGGAGGGACCCTCACCGGCACTCTGGGAACGGGCTTCCTCCAGCGGGCTCTGGACTACTTCTACAAACAGTTCCCCGTGAAGGGAGTCCTCACCTCAGCCGCCATCACCCTGGACTCGGAGTACGTGAACCTCCCCGCGGACTACGTGCAGGACTTCTTGAACGGGATCGTGCTCGCGAACGACGAGGGGCGGCTGACTCGGCGCTCGATGTCCTATCTCCTCTCTCGCCCTCGCAACACGGAGGGGAAGCCCGTCCAGTATGCCGTGGTGGACGACACCCGGATCATGCTGCGGAACATCCCGGACAAGTCCTACTCGGCCACGCTCTACTACTACAAGCTACCCGCGGCTCTGGGTTCGACGGACATCCCTCCCTTCCCGGACGATCAGGTGCTCGTGGACTTCGTGGAGATCAGGTACAAGGAGTGGCTCCAGATGATCCCCAAGGGGTCTGGGATGGAGTACGCCCGCCAGCAGGTTGCGGCGCTCCAGAAGTCCGGTGTGGGCGTGGAGCCCGAGCCCGACCAGATCGAACTCGACCGGCAGTATTACGGGGACCAGGGCCAGGGCGACCTGAATGACTGGATGGGGAAAACCTCGCTATGAGGGACCACGGGCGCTTCACCTCGATGCAGGGCCACACGCTCAAGGAGCGCATGGATAAGCGAGTGGGGGAGGACACCGAGTCCTTCACGGCTCCCATGCCTGAGCGGGCGACGGAGGCTGAGATCAAGCACCCTCCGGCCATCGACTTGAACGAGTGGAAAGAGGAAGAGAACATCGTGGACAACCCAGCCATGAATCCCCAGCGCGAGTTCGAGCAGATGGAGCGGGAGGACGACCAGTGGATGCGGAGACCTCTCGGTGATACTTGAGCGATGCGAAACCCACACCCGCGTTGCGTGCCCTATCTGTGGCCCTCGAACTGGGAGTACACCTGCATCCACGGGCTCACCCACGACTACCCCGCGGGGATTATTGGTACGATTCGCCATCTGGCCGGACATCCACTGCCCGAAATGCAAGGCGATCCAGACTCACCGGGCTCTTGGGATGGAAGTGGCGGGGCAACGGTACGGGAGAGCGCAGTGCATGATGTGCGGTCTAGTACGGAGACTAGGAGCCTGACATGAAAGACGTACCCCACACTCACGTTTGCCCGTCCTGTGCTTGCGCGTGGGATTGCTTGAACCCGTACTGCACGGACTACGAGGGCCAGTGGTGCAAGAACTTCTGCCGGACCTGCGTGAATCCCCCGCCTGCTCTGGCATCGGTCCGAGCCGTGGAGGCTGCGGGCCACGAGATTCACCACGCGGCTCATCTCCTGGAGCAGGCCGGAGAGAAGTCCCTGGCTGCCCAGGCTCAGTGGCTCCGTGACGCTCTCCTTGGGCGGGTTCAAGACCTCGCCAAGGGGATCGAGCGGAAGGACGTTTAAACGATGGCTGGCATCCCTCTTCCGGCCCCGCCTCAAATCCCGCCCATTCGAGACCCCGAGGTCAACGCGGCGATCCAGGCACTCCTCGTCTACTTGGATGCCCTACGTCGCCAGATCGAGCGGGATTACAGCTAAGTCTTGATGATGTAGTTCAAGACTAGGTAGGGCTGGAGATTGTTGTGGGCTCCCCCGCCACCCTCAGAACTCGTCGGCGTGCTCCCACCAGACTCCAGAGGCGTGTTCCCACCCGTTGCAGCCACGGCCTGATCGCTGTAGGCAATCGTGTGACTGTGAGCAGGCATCTCGGCGATGGTGAGTGTGTGGGTCTTGGCCCCGCCTGACTCCGCGAGTGCATCGAACTCAGCCTGAGCCGCGTCGAGCCCGACCGGAACCCGTCCCTTGAGGTTCGGGACGTTGAAGGTCGTGGCTCCATCTCCAACCCCGAACGTGGTGCCAATCACTCCGAACAGCGTGGCATAAGTCGAGCGAGATACCGCGGCCCCGTCACACAGGAGCCAACCAGAGGGGGCTGCCGCGGCTCCGTAGCTCATGACGGCTCCAGCCGGAAATCCGATGGCTCCCAGAACACGCGAGCCACTCGCCCCGGTGATCTGGAGTGTCCCGTCAATCGTCATCCACGAGGCCCCGTCCGTAGCCCCGGTGTCACGGGACAGAATCCCCTTGTCGGCTCCTCCATCCCACGTGTGCTCTCGGTTCCAGTTACCTGGACGGATGAGCGTAGCGTCGGCCCCGTCAGACTTCGCGGACTGGAAGGTGTGTTTCAGCATAGCTTAGAGCACTTCCAGGACCGCGTGCTGCACTGTGATCGTCGAGGAATCCGCCGCGTTCCACTGAGCCGTTACAACAAGGTCCTGGGCCGCGGTACTATCGACGGCAGCCCCACCGGAGACTACGGCGACAATGGCGGGGGAGGTTTCCAGGTTTCCCGCTGCTGCACCAATAAGCACCGTACCGTGCATCACGAGATGAGCAATCTGTGCATTCGTAGCCCCATCTGCCGAGATCAAAAACTCCATCACACCAGGAACGATCCCGATGCTTACGCCTCCGTTGTCCACGACGATGACACCAGGAGTCGCCATCGTAGTCCCGCCATACTTGAAGCGAAGCTGGACCTGACGAAGGGCACTGCTGCTTCCACTCCGGCCCCATGACATTTGGAGTACAAGTCGGAGACGCTTGTTCGTGCTGAGGGTATTTGCCGGGATTGTCTTGGAGTAGAGCGTGGTCTCAGTCGTGGTGTTGGTGACTGTGGTATCAGTCGCAACCCGGTCGAGCACGTGCGAGGTACTCTTGAACGTCTGATCGTCCGCGAGGAAAAGGGCTCCGGCCCCTGCCCCACCCGAGCCGAGGTCCGCGGAGGGGATCGGAGTTGCCTGGGTCGAGTAGCCGGTGCCCGTCCCCTTGATGTAGCCTGCCGAAACCGGAGGTCCACCCACCGTAGACGCGAAGAGGTAGAGGACTACAACCCCTGCCGCCGCGGCTGAGAGCGCGACTCCGACTGCCCCGAGGGGAGCCGGGGTCCCCGTGCTCATGGCGGCTCCAGCGTCCTCGACGGCCCCCGTGGTCGCACTCAGCTTGACGTACTGGTGGCGAGCGATGGAGCCCTGAGCCTTGGCCGTCACGGGACCCTCAGCCGCATAGATGCCTGCCGCTGCATCCGCGTTGGTTTCCATCGCCACGAAGGCCTTCTTCAGCGAGTTCACAGTCGAGGACGCCGCGACCGAGGAATCATTGGCCGAGTCGAGGACCACGACATCTCCAACCGTATGGGCTCCCCCTGTCCGGTTCGTGAGCCTGACGGTCGCGGGCTCCACCCATGACGCCCCACGTGTCGCCGAAGGATCACGAATGAGACGATGGCCACCCGAGCCCGCGCCGAGGTTGAGTTGGGCGTTCCAGTTCGAGGGACGGACTAGGGTGACATCCGGGCCGTCAGCCTTGCCGGAGTTGAACTGATGGGTGATCTCGACGTTTACACCGGGCATGGGTCTATTCTACCCCTTTATGGTCGGAGGAGACTCTAGCGGGCGAGACGTGATTCGGCTCCCATGCCAGTGGACGTGGAACCCAGCCGAGGACGTGAACTCGTGTCGGAGCCCCAGGAAGCGTCCCCTCACGTCTCCACCTCGTACATCTCGAACGGCTGTCTCCTCAGAGAGATCGAAGGTGATCCCGGCTCCGAGCGTCCCCTCGTGAGTCCCGAGGATGTTGGAGTAGACCGGCTTCACGGTCAAGTTCCCGAAGCCCACCCCTCGATGAGCAAAGAGTTCGACCTCCTCCAGGCGATTCGGCACGAGACCGGGCATGGAGACGAGGCCCGTCTGCCAGTACCCGGAGAACTCGGTCCCGTCGTCGTTCTCGTCAACCTCCAGGAAGTTCGACTTGAAGTTGTCCGAGCGGAAGAGGAGGGCCTTGTTGTTCTCCAGGCGAAGGTCTGTGCCTGCCGAGACCGGCTTCATCAGCCGGATCGGGAAGGCAATGTGATCCATGATCCCGTCCTGCGGGCGCGGGAGGATCACACACACGCCACCCTTCAACTCCCCTCCGTCCCCGTTCCTGGGATAGAAGAAGTACACCTCATCGAAGAGGGGCTCGTACACGCCGAAGATTCGATTGGCGTTCGCGGAGTCGAGGTCGTCCTTGATGAGGGACCAGACTCCATCCGCAACCCAGGTGAAGGAAGTCCCGGAGAACATCCCCACGCGCCCGGTGGGAGTCATGTGGTAGTTCAAGCCCCGAGCCTCGACGACTGCCGCGGGAGACACCGGCCCGTCGTAGAATCCCCGTAGCTCAAACCGGAAGAATCCCGCATCCGTCCCTCCGATGGGGACGATGCTCCAGATGGTCTTTTGCTTGTAGAGGACTCCCCCAAGGGTCCCGAGGTTGCGAACCGCGACGGCTCGATCAGGGGTATCCGCGAGGTCTCGAAAGTTTGCCGCAGGCCACGTGCTCAGGCTGAGTTCATTCCCCCACTGGACCGTGTATGGGGCCACGAGCCCCACGATCCGGTTGCCGATGGTCGTGATGTCGATGAACTTGGGAGGAGACCCCGCCGTGACCTGGACCGTGGCCGTCTGCTGGTTCCATTGGCGCATGGCATCTTTCCCGTTCGTAATGAGAGTCCAGATCACACCGGAGATTTCGATGCCCGTCATGCGGACGTGATCGACTTCAGTGCCGGTCAGCAGGGTATCGGTAATGTCCACCCAGTTCCCGGAGTAGAAGGCGAAGATTCTCCGCGTGGTTCCGACGACTGGAATGGTGGCTCCTCCAACTCCCGCGACCTGGAACGCATCATTCTGGAAGGCATCCAACTGGAAAGCCGGAGCCGCCAGAGTCGTGTTGGCGAAGGCTCCCATGGGGCGATCCAGGAGTGAAGTGGCTGAGTGCTGGAGCAAGCCAGGGCGCGGCGACAGACCTCCCTCTCGCACGATCACGTTGAGGGCATCGAAGAGCCCGTTGTCAGGAATCTCGTAGAGGGGTAGCTGGTGCCGGACTCCCTGACGAGGGACGGTCCAGAACTGCTCGAACTCTCCCCGACGCGGGCTACTGGCCACGATGGAAGCCTCCAGTTAGGTAGGTTGCCACGAGCGTTATGCCCGCGGAGATCGAGGTGGTCACCCCGAGAACCCATCCCCTGAAGGATAGCATTTTGTCCATCTTCTCTTCCAGGCGATCCAGGCGAATCGCGAGTTCCTTATTCGTCATCACTCGACACCCACGGACGGAGCGATGAGAGGAAGGATTTTCTTGGCGTCCTCGGCTCGTCGGGCTGGAGAACTCTGGGGGATGTCCTTGATGAGATTTTCGACGCCCAGAGTCGTCGCGGTCCCGGCGATCTGGCTGGGAAGCCCACTGATCTGCATGGAGGTCCCGATGGGTACGCGAGTCGCCGGGAGAGCCTGGGTCGAAGTGCCGAGACCCGGCAGGTACGCGCGGAACGACTGTGACCCAGGACGCTGAAGTTCACGGGCGCCGAGAGTCTGACCGCGGTGGGCGGCGACAAAGACATCCGGGAAGTCCTGGGGCTCAACGAACTTACCCGAGTTGAGGATGTCACGAAGAGCCTGCTCGTCCAGGCCGCCCTCAGTCGTGGCCCCGCCCTGCATGGCCTTGGATGCCTTCACGGCTTCCAGTAGTTCCTTCGTCTGGAGGCCCCGAGCGTAGAAGTCGGACGAGCGACGGAACTCCTGAGCGAGGTCCACGCGCCCCGCATTCACGAGGGCATCGCGTAGCTCGGCACGGACTGTCCGGTTGAACTCCCGGAGTGGACGGCCCACCATGGGCTCTCCCGCCTTGGGCTCTCCACCCGCGGTGTAGCTCGCCCGCCGCACGTAGGACCCGAACTCCTTCAAGGCATCGAGGGCTTCCTTGGCCGTGAACTTGGTATCGAGCACCGTGCGGGAGGGAGTCCCTGGAGTCCCCTGAGACACCGGCTGGCCCGTGGGACCCACGAGTCCGGTAGGAGGCGTCCCCGGAGTGCCCGGGATCGTGATGGTCTTGTTCCGAATCTGGGCCAGGAAGGGCAAGTCAAGCTGCTGACCGCGCATTCCCCGCTCCACCGCGGTCTGCATCCCCTGGTAGTCGGCTGAGATGATCTCCTGCACGTGCTCAGGACCTTTGATGATCTTCTCGGCCGGAGTCTTTCCGGCCAACGTCACGCCGGAGTTCTTCTCCAGGCTGCGCGTGAACCGATCCGCCATCTCGACCTGTTCCTCAGCCGTGCGCTCGATGTTGCGGACCGAGGGCTCCCGGCCGGTCAGGCGACGAACTCCACGCTGGACCCCTCGGGTGGCCGCGATGGCGGTACCCATCGTAAGACCCTGGAGAGCCCCGGAAGCCGTTGCCCCGCCCGGCATGAGGCCCTCGGGGAATCCCGACTCGGCCAGATTCCGGTCCAGGTCAGAGAGATAGGCCGTCCCAGCCCCGACGAGAGGCAGGGAAGCCATGGCTCTAGGGCCTGTGGCGATCAGGGGGGCTCCCAGCTTCGTCCAGGGCAGGACAGACAGCACGACGCCCTCGGGAGTCCTCGGAATCACGCTACCGACCGCCTTGCCCACCATGCGGCCTGTCGTGGGGCCACCCGGAGCGATAGGTTCCCGGCCAGCCGGGGTCGCCTTGGCAGCCCACTCGATAGCCCGCTCGGGACCCTCGGCGACGTTCCCCATGAGCCGGGCAAAGTTGGCCCGGAACCCAGTCGGCTCAGGTTCGGGAGCCTTCCCACCCATGACGCGCAGAATGGTCTCCGCGGCAGCCTCCGGGGTCATTCCCTTTTCCTTCACGAGGAAGTCCTGTGCAGCCTTGACCCGTGCTTCGTCCATTTACTTCACCCCCAGAATTTCCTTCAGCTTACCAAGGTCCTCAGGACTCAGTGAGCCACCGCTACTCGGCTGGTCTGCACGGAGTAGTTCCTCCACATTGACGCCCTCGAATCCACGCTTGCGGAGGGAGGCATTCAGAATCTTCACGAGAGTCCGAAGAGATGCCTCAGCCGCTTCCCTGGTCATGGGCCGGAGACCGAGGCCCGTCTGAGTCATGGCCCGCTCGGCGACCGCGATGTTGGCCGTGTCACCCAAGGCCCGCACGAGGTTCGGGATGGCCAGGGAAAGGGTCTGCATCCTCGCCACTCGCGGATCAAACCGACCCGTGACCCCAGGTGCGAATGCCGCAAGTGCCGTCCTCCACGTCACGTCGGTTTTCTTCTCAGGGAAGAGATCGCGGTTGTTCCTGATGATGTCCGCGAGTTCCGTGGCGATAGTCAAGCCGGAAGAAGTCTGGGAGATGTTCATGGCCTGATTCGGCTCGACCTCTACCGCGGTCGGGTCAGCCTGGAGTTCGCGGACAGTTTTCTCCGTCCGAGGCTCCATCGTCACCCGGTCGAAGAAGTGACGATTGACCTCACCCGGTCGTCGATCCAGGTCTGCCTCGCGACGGCCACGAGTCCCCGCGTAGCCCCCTGCCTCGGCAATCTCAGCCTTCCGTGACTGAATCACACGAGCCCGATCTGCGGCGGCCTTCACCTCAGCGGGAACCGGCTCCCCGCGGGCGATGTATTCCTGCTCCTTGCGGATGGCCTCGGCACTCCGCTCGGTCTCAGACCCGAGGCCCTCACCGGCAACCGGAGTGGCCAGGACTGCCGCGCCGAAGAGGGCCTTCGCTCGGATGTCACCCTTGTTCACGAGCCCGACGAACTCGCCCAGGTCCGTGACCCCGAGACCCACGAGAGTTTTCATGAAGGGCTTGATGTTCTCGATGGTGAGGGGCTCCTTGCCGCCCAGACCCGTCTCGTAATTGTAGGTACGGAGTTTCCCGTCCATCCCCAGCTTCCCCACCACACCGTTCTTGGCGTCGTGGAAGTAGAAGTCCTTCTCCTTCGTGGGAAGGAGCGGAGCGAGGTCCTTCATGAGCCCGGTGTCACCCATCTGGGCTGCCTCAGCAAGCACGCTCTCTGTGGTGAGCGGTCCCTTGCTCAGGCGTTGCAGACTGGCGCGAACTCCAGCCCGATTCGTCAGTTGATTCTGCATGGAGAGGAGAGCCTGCATCGCGGCAGGATTGCGGAGGACCGCGGGATTCTTCGCCAGCGGAGCCAGGATGTTGGACGCGGCATCCAGATCGCCCTTCGCCAGAGCCGCATGGGCACTGTTCAAGGCCGTGAAGAGTCCACCCATGGCCTCACCCTGCTCGGCCTTCGCGGCACGCTCTCGAACGCCCTGGAAGTGCATCTGCATCAACTGCTGCTGGAGGGCTCCGTTATCGCGAGGATTGCGGATGCCTGCGAGCCCGACTCCCAGAGCACCGATCAGGTTGCGGCCGAGATCAGACGTAGCGAACTCGCCCAGCGTGCCCAGGAATCCCTTTCCAGCAAGGTCGATGCGCTTGGGGCCTCCGAAGCGGGCGAGGTAGTCGGGCCGGTTCTCAGCCTGACGAACCGCGAGGGTCGAGGGATCACGCACGGGTGGCATTTCCTGAAGAGCCGGGAGGGTGAGTGAGGCGTCCTCACGAGCCTGGGCCGCGCGATCCTGCTCCAGCGCACGGATTGGACCCTCGGGACCGATCCCAGCAGGCTGGAGCGCCTGAGGCACAGTCGTCTCCGGGGTCGGAGTCTCGGCGACCTCAACCATCTTCTCTTCGCCCGTCTGCGGGTCACGTACAAGCTGCCAAGCCATTAGAGATACCCCCACTCGTTACGAAGCATCGGCGGGGCACCAGCCCCACCTCCACCACCCAGATAGTTCGTCTGCGTATCAAACTCGGTCGGAGGCGGCTGAGAGCGCAGCACGTCGGCATAAGACTGAGCCGGACCAACCTCGCCAGTGGGTCCAACCGGCCCCTCGCGCTCGTTCCCGAAGAGTTTCTGGTATAGCTTCCCCAGCGCATCACGACCCTCAGCACCCATTTGCTTCCCTAGCTCCTGCACCTTCGGCTGAGTGAAGAGCGTCGGGTAGTCGCCCGTCGCATCCTTGACCGGAATGAACTGGACCATGGGAGCCGGAGTCGCGCCGCTCCCTGTCTTGTCTCCCGGCTTGACACCCTGAGAGGGACGAAGCCCCATGAACTGAGGCGGGGGAGCGAGCGCGAGAATCTCCGCGAAGGTCTTGTTCTGAGTGCGCCCACCCTGACCGCGCGTACCGATTCCAGAGCCCTGAGGGTTGTCACCGAGGCCGTAGGTACCCCCGGAGTATCCCCCGCCTCCACCTGAAGCCCCACCCGAAGCCCCTCCCGCTCCACCACCCTGACTCATCTAGAGAACCTCCCCCGCCACACGAGCCCGCAGCCACGGATGCACCACGGAAGCCAGCCAGGAAGTCCACGAGTGGGAGAGGACTCGATACGCCACACGCTCCCACCACGGAGCCTTGAGTGCCACGTAGACTCTCCACTTGATCGCGTCGAGGTCAAGAGCAGCCGTGGCGAGCCAGCAGCCAGCGGCTCCACCCGCGATAGCTCCCACGAGCGGGATGATGAGGTCGCCCAGCACGTCGAAGTCTCCGCGCGTGGCAGAGGTCTTGCCCGTCGCGTAGCCGGAAACCGTGCCTCCACCCACCGGGAGCCCACCCACGATCCCAGCGATGGCTTGGAGGGGCCGCATGTACTCCGCAGACTGGGCCGTGCGCTCGGCTCCCGCGGCGCGAAGCTGGGTCTCCAGGCTCTCGATCTCGCGGCCGGGGACCTCCCCACCTAGCTGGAGGCGAGCCTGAGCAGCCCGCCCGGCGTAGTCCTGAGCCCCTTGCATGATCGGAAGAGCCATGTGGGCAAACCCACTGGCGAGGGTCTCGGGCACGACACCCTGCCGTCCCTGACCCGCCACGGTGGCATCGTTCCGCACGATGGGAGCCGCGTACTTCTCGTAGATTTCCTGAGCCTTCGCGAGTTGGGCTGAAGGGTCCCCGAGGGCCGAGAGTTCCTCAAGGCCCTGAGTCTCTAGTCCAGAGAGCCCGCCCTGCCTCGCCGCGGTCTCACCAATCTGACCGACGAGAGCCTTCTCCTGCACATTCGGGAGCGCGTAGGGGTTCGCCTGGAGGTAAGCCGGGAGTCCACCCGTCGCCTCGACACCCTTGCTGATCTGTCCGTAGGCTAGCTCGTTGATCTTGGTCAGCCACGGGTCTACCTGCTGAGTCTGTTGGGTAGACTTCGTGGAGCCCGCGGAGCCACCCCCGCCACCACAGATCGCGAAGAGGATACGAACGGAGCCATCCTCCTCGACGAAGAGGACGGCTCCTTCGACCGCACGACTCGTGCCCTTCACTCCGGCTCAGTCCCTTCAGGCTGCTCACCGATGTTGCGTTCCATGATGGTGCGATGGTTGCGAAACCCGTACTTCTTGATCCAGCCCTTGTCCGCGCGGTGCGTGGCCATCAGCATCTTCTCGATGGGCTTCCGACCGCGAGGGATCAGGTTGACCTCACTGTACTTCTGCGCCCACTGATCCGCTACCTGCATGGCTGCGATCACCGCATCGCCCCAGTCACCGGGGTCCATGCTGACCTGGGAAATGAATATCCAGGTATTCGTCCCGTCCGATTCGATGGTCGCGACGGCATGACCCACGAGTTGAGACTTCTCGTTGAGGAAGCCCAGGAGCGCGATGGACGGGTCGAGCCCGTACACGCGACCCCCAATGTTGGCGACGGCCTGATCCGCGTCCAACTCCGAGGCCCGCTCTCGCGCCATGCGGCGGATGCGCTCCAGCACGAAGGGGATGAGGAGGCCCGTCTGCCCGTCGTAGGGAATCAGTGGGATGAGACGCACCGGCTGGCTCATCACTCGGCCTCCAGCGGCGCGTCTGAGAGACGGCCCATCAGATCGTCCAGGGAGATGGATTCGCCCTCAGGACCATCCTCACGTCCCTGAGCGACCGGCTCGGCCTTCTTGCGACGGCGGCCCGTGGGCTTGCCCTCGGCGTCCACGACGGCTTCCGTACCCGGTCCCTCACCCTTGGCTCGCGCCTCCGCGATCTCCTTGCGGCTGGCATCCAGCACGGACTCGACCGCGGGACCGGCAGTACGCCCGTGGAGAATGTCCATCACGTTGTCCACGGCAAAGCGGGCCTCGGGGCTCAACTTCTGGACCAGATAGTTGGCCGCCATGATCCGCTTGTTCATCTCCAGCAAGCGAGCGTCGATGAGGTCGAAGCCCGGAGAGAAGGCTTCCCGGAGGTGCTGCTTGCCCGCCCGATGCAGCTTCAACTCGTCGCCGGAGAAGTTGTGCTCGACCGACAACTGCTCTCCATCCGCAGTGACCTTGATGACGGTTACCTTCATCGCGAAGCCTCCTTGAGGTAGGTTTGGGCAGCCTCAAGCCACCCTTCTTGATCTAGCGCCACCATTGTACGATTGCAGTTTGAGCAAAGCAAACCGCGCACTTCCTCAGTCTTGTGGTCGTGATCTATCTGGACTTTTGCTTCTGACTCGAATAGGGTCCTACAGATTCCACATCGCCCATCTTGCCGATCCCATAAAGCCTGAAACTCTTCTCTAGACAGGCCATACTGCCAGAGACGGCGATACCACCTCCATTTACCTGGATTTTTGTGGTAATACTCGCGCTGTTTCTCGGCTGACCAAGCCATCAAAACTTGGGACCCTGCCCGGGGTCCACCTGACCCTTGCCCGAGACGATCTCCACCGGCATGGCTGACCCGTAGGAGTCCGCGAAGGTCTCGACCGGGACAAAGCGCACCCGATGGGAACCCTGAGCCGTGCGTCCGCCGATGATCGCGGCTCGCTCACCACGGAAGATGGCGTCCTGCTGGTCGGCATGGTACTCGCGGTTGGAGAGTTCGCGGGCGATCTGGCCAGGGAGGGTGAGGGTTCCCGGCCCATACACGGTCCCGTTGATGTCGTGCCCCCGCTTCAGGTGGACGGTGAAGGGCCGCTGGGCTTCGAGGAAGGCCGCCCGATCCGCCTTCGCCTTGTTCATGATCCGGCGACGGGCTGGGCGATTCTGGCGCTTCTTGGGCTTCTTGCGGAGGGGAACGACAGGGTTGGGATTCACGTGCCAGGGAAGTTCGTTGTCCATTGACCTCTCCTAGTTGACTTCTGGTCCTGAGGGCGATGAGAGCCCCCAGGACCCCAAGTCTACCAGATAGGCAGTGCCTTAGCCCGTGGGGAGACCCGCGGAGAACGCTGAGGCCGTCTCGATCCGGGCGAAGAAAGTGTTGTCGATGATGAACGACTTCCACATGATCTTCGACCCGACCTTGCGACCCTGCGCCAGCGGGTTGGAGTACGACGCGCCCTTGGGGGTGATGTACGACTGCAAGGACATGCCGTTTAGCTCCACGCGACCGAAGGAGTCCTTACCGAACACCCAGGCCACGAATACCTCGCGAGTCGCGGCGGGAGCCACCGGGAGCACCGCCTCGGTCCCTGCCGGGATCGAAGTGATGGCCGCGGAGGTTGCGGTCGTCTGCCGAGACAGCACCTTGAACAGATTGCCCGTGCCACCCGCGACGGTCATGTACACGTCGTAGGTATAGTTGACAATGCTGGCTGCCGGTACTGTGATGGTGAACGACTCGTTGTTACCCGTCGCCGCAGAAGCGATGTTGGCCGAGGTCTGCGTGATATGACGCTCGTAATCGGTCGTCTTGTCACGGAACACCACCGCGAACTTGAAGTTCGTGGCGGAAGTGATCGAACCACCACCATCCACTGCGTTGACCTGCGGCTTGAGCGTACCTGCATCGAGCGTCCCGGACGCTGCGGCGGCATCAGGAGTCGCCTGTCCCTTGAAGATCGGAAGGAAGTTGGAACGACCCCAACGGGTCGCCATCCAAATCCCGATCTCCCCGTACTGGAGAGCCCTGACGTTCGCAAAGTTCGAGGCATCTTTGAAGGTCTGGTCAGCCGAGAGAATGTCGGACTCCTGCTGGGGGCTCATTACGCCCGCATACAGGCCTCCTTCATACTCGCCCGCGCCCTTGTTACGGAGCGCAGTCGAAGTCTTGAGCACGGTGCCAGTGTCGAGGAAGTCGGATGCCCCGATGCTACCACGAGCCACAACTGCGCCCTTGTAGTAGACCTGAGTACCCGCCATCAGCATCACACACTGTTCGCGTTCGAGCACTTCCGCCATTGCCAGCGCGGTCCGGTCAACTGCGACCTGGAGCGCCGGGTGCTGCGTAGTGATCTCCGCTACGTCCGTGAGCAAGACCACGATTCCCCACTGCTCCACCGTCACGTCCACGTTCTCGATGGCCAGTGCGACCGCATCGGGCGGAACGCCTTCGGAGAGCGTCGAGGTAGGCAGCGCCAAACGGCTGTGTCTCACGACGCGGAGGGTCTTGCCCATCCGCTGCGGGAGCGTGTGCAGCTTGGCGTACTTACCGACGCGCAGATTGCGCTCGGCCAGACGGTAGGTCTCACGAGCGATCCATACGTTTGGAGCGTCGTTGGACAGCGTTGAAAAGGTCGTTGCTACGTCTGCCACTCTGGTTCATCCTCTCTTGGGGTCGGAATCTGTGACCGGCGCTCCCGAGAGTCACCCGTCATGCGGTTGATCTCTCTGCGGAAACCGCCCGCTCATCACTCCCTCTGGCCACTCGGGGAGGCTCTGGCGGTTCCCTTGCGTCTTGTGAGGGTGCTTCGGTTGGCCCCTGCCTCTACCGATCCGGCCTCACGGACAAAATGTCTCACAGGGTTTAAACGGTGTCAAACGGGCAAGAGAAAACCCCCGGGAGCCTTCAGGCTCGACCGGGGGTCTCCAAGGAGG